ATAAAAAGTGTAACGAACTCTGACCTTTTAACCTATCGTATAGATTGTTAAATGCTTGTTCGTTAGGTTGTTCGAACATAAACTGCACCATGTTCTGATATGGTATCTGATACAATGCTGACTTATCATCTTCATCGCCTGGCAAAAATCCAATCTCTCTTGTTGGTATAAGTGAACGAACCAATACAACTCTTTCGTATGGTGTCTGCAAATCCATCACATCTTGCAATGCAAGATACATCGCACAGAATGTTTTACCTGTACCAGCAGCTCCATAAAGAAATTGGTTTTGACCTTTCTTCCAAGATTCAAAAACAATTTTCTGGTTGTCTGTAATGGGCTTTATTGTTACAAGATTGCTAGCGTTTATTTCTTTAGTTTTTTTTGTACTTGCCATTTTATATCCTAATTAAAAAGATGAGGGAGGCCGACAATCGTTGCAGGTTCGGCAAGAGGGTATCGACCCCCCTCTGGTGCATAGGCGGATTGACTTCCAAGCTTCCATAACGCCGTGCGTCTGTGCTGAAGTGTGATTTCTCGCCTGCACCATTACTATTTATAATCTATTTTGTTAACCTGTTAAGAACACCATGTTTTTTGAGAACTTCTCTTGTTTTAACATCTTTAATTGATTTAGTTGAACCACCATATCTATCTGCAAGTGGAGAGCCAGGATTTGAATGTGCAATCTGTTCTAACCTTTCATTCATACCACCATCAATCTTTTTTGCTGTTGCACTGATATGGTCACCAACAAAAGCCACTAGCACTGGTCTTTGTTTAATATGAGGGTTATCTAATTTATATTGATCAAGTTCAGAAATTTTCATGAATCCTTCAAATTCTTCTTCAGTCTTTTCATTATAAAAATTATATGTTGGCATTAAAGTCAATCTCCGATTGTGATTCTTTTATTAATTTCTTTAAATTATTATTTTCACTAGATAATTCTTTTATTCGAATGTAAGCATTGTACAGCTGTAATTGCATACTTGCTACTTCTTTTTGCCAAACCTCTTCATACTTCATTATTGAACCACTCTGGTATTGCTCTACTTTTCCATTTTGCAAAGCTTGATTTTTCTAGTATATAGTAATTTTGATACGCAAGAACGGCATCGTTACCTTTACAATAATCAGGCATACACTGAGGTGGATCAATAAAATCATTGTGAGGAATGTTTGTTGGCAAATCCTTGAGAAAATTTATGTAACCTTCACACGCATGTTCTTTACCATAACGATGTGTATATTCTGCAAGTAGTTTAATCCACAAAGAATATATCCATTTGTAATTTGTTTTAGATTCCCGAACCCATAGGTTTGAAGGGTGATTGACATGTGATGCTTTCATTAGACTATCTTCCATTACTTTGTCTTCTAATTTCCAGCGTTTAATCTTTCTCCCATTCTTGGTTAGACCATAATATTGAGCACCGTCAAGTACACGATGAGCTGTTGACATAAGTTGAGCATACTCAATCACCATTTTACAAACATGTTTATCACAGTGCATTTGAGCTGCAATCTTAGGGTTGTTATCTAAATAAAATATATTCATTACTTCACTTTTTTATCATTTAATAGTAACATTCTACCAAGTTTTTCATCATTTGTCAATACCCTTTCTGTTTCAATCATATCAATAATTAAAGTGGTAATGCCAACTTCCTTATCTAATTCACGAATCTTTCGTTCTAAGTTTATAAGAGTTTCCCTGTAGTAGTCTATCTCTTGTTGTTTACGAAATCTTTGCTCAATTAAATCTGCTAATGATATTATATTTTCGGACATCCTAAATTATCCATTTGCAGGGCCTGGCATTTGATGATAAACTGCATGGTCGTCTACCATGTATTCATCAGTCCAGTTGAAAGCTTCCTTAACAACATTTGCTGATAAGCCTTTATATGCTTGATGCAATAGCCCATCTTTGGCTGCGATAAGAACATCTGCTTCAGTATCATGTAAACCCTCAAGCAATTGAACAAACATTGATTCTCTTTTCATTTGACTAAGCTTAGGATTTCCACCCTCTATGTAATGATATAGTTTCCTACACTCATATGAAAGAACGCTGTGTTCTGTACCAGCAGGTGCTTCATTTCTTTTAAAAGGAACTTCTCCATCTGGTAATGCCCATGTGACTTTAGGATCAAATGATGACTTGACAACCATTCTTAATGCTGGACTGTCATACTCTTTTAATAGAGCAACCTTGTTTTGTTTTGTTTTTGCTTTAGACACTTTGTCTAAAATTTCTGATATTAATAAATCCATTCTAAAATTCTCCTATAGATTCAGTTAGAGTTTTTAACCTCGTTTTAATAAAATAGTTCAGTAGTTTACTACGGTCATTAACTGGTGATTCCTTATATATATGTAGTATCTCAGACGACAATTCTTTTGGACAACATGTTAAATCAATCAAGTTTTTATTTCTTTGATAGTTTCGTTTCACCTCATCATTAGGTAAAACATCATCAATGTTATTGTCAATCCAAGATGAAATCTTTTTAGCACCTAACGGCCGTTGTCTCAATCCATCAGTGAATGTATTATCTGGAGACAGCACGTTAGGTATGCCGTCACTGGTATCACCCTTGAAGATATGTTCTTGAAGATATGTAACAGGATTCATTCCACCTACCATTTTTTTAGTAATCGGACTATACTGTTTTACATTAGGATATTTTTGCAGTTGAATAAAATCTTTATCACCAGACAATATCATAACTTCATCAGAAGATTCTGCACTAAGAACGCCAATGATATCATCAGCCTCTGCACCATATACCTCTAGAAATTTATAGGGCATATTCTCTGAGAATTCTTTTTTGATTTTATTAAGACAACCAAAGATAGCATCCCAATCATGGTTTGATTTCTTTCTGGTAGTTCTCCGAGAAGCTTTGTACTCTGGATAATAGTCACGCCTCCAATAGTGTTTGGAATCATAACACAACACCAACTCTCCAAATTCAGATTTGAATCGAGTGCGATACATGCGTAACGAATTTAAAATCATATGACGAACCATGCTGTCATCTGGTTTAGTTTCCTTAGTCATATGCAAATGCATCATAACATTTGCGACTGAAATTTGGCTCATATCAACTAAAATCATTATTCTTCATCATCCGAAAATATTTTGCTGGCTTGCAATAAAACTTCCAAGTCAACTTCTGTGTGCCTAGCTCCATCAGGATCAGTAATGACTTCAACAAAGGTATCTACAATATATTGTGTTGGATATTCTAAACCCATTCCTCTAAATACCATACCCTTTGCAAACTCAATTATGATACCAACATCATGTGAAAAAGTTTCATTTGATACATCAATACCATTATCATTAGACATTTGAATCATATGAACAATTAACTCTTGAGTCAAATCCTCAGCAAATTCTTTTTTTATTTCAAGTTCTGCTTCGATTTCAGATGGGAGTTTTATGCTCCGTTTTTTCCACGGGCCCTCAATAACTTCTCCACTTTTAAATTCTTCTTCCAAAAAACTATCCCTCCAATTCCATTTCAGTTGTCCACACACAACCCAAATCAGGATAATATATATTTGGAGTGCGGTTTGGTTGACCTTTTTTTGGCCCATACCAATAATAAGATAATGCAACACAACTTTGTCTTATCTTGCCCTGTTGATGTTCACCATAAAACATATCTACCCAATCACCATTCTTTAGATAACTTTGCATGTTGCGAATATATCCTTCATGGTTAGCAAGTCTTGATTCCGAACCTTTAATTTTTTGACGAACTGATGCCCGAGCAACCTTCACAAGATCCTTTTGTGTTTTAATCCACAATTTGACTTTATCAGGATGCAATTGATGGTCTTCATTTAAGTCACGTAAACTTTCATGTATATTAGTTTGACCATAATCAGGATTCTTTGCAGCTCTTATTGCTCTTGCTTTTGCAAGACGTTCAACTGCTGCAGCCTTCTGTTCATCAGTCATAGGTTTTCGTGGTTTACGAAACTTCTTTCTTACAGGTGCTTCCCATTTACTGTTGTCCGTAGTAGCATTTATTTTCTTTCGTACCATGATTTATCCTTTTGCTAAATATTGAAAAATACCATTTAGAAAAATTGCAACCGCAACTGCATTTACAATTATCAATGCTCGATCATTCCAAATGACTGAAACAAATAACCAACCAGCAACACCAATGCATTGTAAATACATGTTGTAGGGATACATGTTGTTAGTGGTCATAACCATTGCAATAATAAGCACTATCGAAGATGCCCATTTCATATACCAAACAAATGGTTGCTGAAATTTCAGTGGTGTTGAGGTTTTAGAAACATTTTCATATTCTTTCAATTCAACAATTTCTACTTTTTCTTCAGTCATCTTCCAATGTCCTTTATACTTTCTTTAGTTATTACTTGGTATGCACCTTTATTATAAGCTGGTGCGATTGTATAATTAGATGACACTTTTAATTGTTCCGTATTATCTTTCTTTGAACAACTATCTATACCACCAGTAGAATTGAGACTAGGTATATACTTTGTCTCTCTGCGATACACATCATGACCTTTCCATTCTACAAACTTCTTAGGTTTCTTTTTGAGCTGGTCAGGGTGACACCCTTGTTTACGAAGATAGTCCTCACGCTCAGCAAGAGCAGCAAGAATTCTTTTGTTTTTGATAGGTTTCTTTTTAGTTTTTGTATTATTAGTTGTATAATATACAGGCATCATATGCATAGTCATAATATAAATTTACCATAAATTAGTGAAGAATGTCAAGTACCTTTAGTGTGGTTTGCAATAATTTCCGAGATTTTAACTAATTCTTTTTCGCCGCTTGAATCTAATTTGCACTTAATAAAACCATCTTCTTCCATTCTATCAAGAAGTATGCTAACAATATTTTCAGCAGCAATATTATTGCGAAAATATCTCCCAACTGCAAATGCAATACCTATGCAACTTGTAGCTATAATAGTGTGTGTAAGTGCGTCCATAATAGTATTTATGCAGCTATTGATTTGAGTGCGTAATTCTCTTTTATTCTCGTTGCCCGTTCCATGCTTCGAACCATTTCCCAATCACACTCTTCTTTATAGTCTTTCAAGTCACGATGCAACAGAGAGTAGTATTTGATTTTGTATTCACTCAAATCAGTCTCTTCATTTTTGACTAGGATTTCAGTAATGTCATCACACCACATTCTATAAGTATCCATTGCATCACTTGGTAAAAGGTCAGCAACTCGTTCAACGCTATACAATCGAACCCATTTATCAAGAGTTATTGTATCAGCAACAACATCATACATTTTGTCAAACATTTTAACTTTATTAATGGAAACAACATTCATAGTTTTTATCTCTTTTTTCATCTTATATAATCATTATAAGGGTTGGGGCAGGATTTGTCAAGCGTTTATTGAGCATTAGTAGTTATAAGATTCTTCTAAATATGCTTTTATTACATCCCGATCTACGAATTCAAGCCTTCTTTCACAAAAAGACATTACATCGTCAAGACACAGACATTCTTCTACAACTGCCGCATCTACCGCTTCTTCCATTTCAATCAACCAATTTGCAATCTTACTCATTTATTCACCTCTTTTTTCATCTTATATAATCATTATAAGGGTTATGGCAGGATTTGTCAAGCATTATCGCTGGTCGTAAGTCATTGATTTTTATAGAGGTTTGTAAATAGTTACCAATTCGTCCTTGCCTTTGACCTTAATTTTGTCCAATTCGACACCTTTTAGGTCATCTGGCAGCTGTTCTTGGGTATATGACGAGTAAATTGTGTTAACAATACCCCCATCTTCCTTGTGATAATTACGAGTAGATGCCTCTAATCTTGCAGCCAGATTGACTGCATCACCGATAACCGAATAGTCAAATCTGGTGGTACTACCCATATTACCCACAATACACGTTCCTGTATTGACGCCACTACCGATATTAATCTCTGGTAGTCCTTTCTCCTTCCATGCAGCTTTTAGGTTCTCAGTCTCCACCGCACACTCCATAGCGGTACGAACTGCGAGTTCTGCATGGTTTTCACAATCTAGTGGTGCGTTCCAAAATGCCATGATGCAATCACCCATGTATTTGTCTACCGTTCCCCCATTATCCAAAACTATCTTGGTCATGCGGTCTAGGTAGTCATTGATACATTCAACCAATCCTTCTGGATCATCATTGTTCTTGTAATATTCTGATATGGGCGTGAACCCAACAATGTCCATAAAGAGGAAACTCATTTCTCTACGTTCACCACCAAGTTTCAATGCTTCTGGATTTTTCTGTAAAATTGCAACCTGTCTTGGGTCAAGGTAATGTTCGAACTGTTTCTTAATCTGTTGACGCAATCTAAATTCTTCCATGAACCGTAAGAAAGCTGCAATCGACCAAACCACAAACATAGTGAGAATAGGATAAGACCAATCTATTAGATAACTGTATTCAGTAAACAGGTATGAACTACCATAGTAAGACCCTGCAAGGAACAAAGGTAACATCACTGCACCGAAATACCAGTTTAGTGTTAACACCACCGCAGTTAGTATCAATGATAGCACTAAAGTAACTGACAGTTCTGCTAAGTCCGTCCAGAACGGCCTTGTGATGTTTCTTCCTGTCATCATGGTTGTTATAGATGCAGCTATCAAATCATGACTTTGAATAACTCCCACTGGAGTTGCAACTGGATTATCAATACCAGAAGCAGTTGGTGAAAGAATAACAATCTTCCCTGCAAAATTCAACTCACCAAACAATTCTTCTTCTGTTAATTTGTTTAGTGAATAGGTTTTTGTTTTCCATTTGAAATCAATCCACACCGCACCATTCGCATCAGTCATTATCTTTTTGTATTTTGGTATGCGTAGTGCTTCGATACCACCCTGACCAATTTTCATTTGGTAACTGACATCTCCAGCTGCTGTTCTTAGTATTTCCATAGACAACGATGGGTATAGTTGTCCATCTATTTGAATCACCAAAGGCATTCTACGAACCACACCATCACCCTCTGGTGCAATCAACATCATACCAACACCTATTGCTGATTTTGCAAATGACTCTATTGGCCCAACTGCACCTTCATAGTTGTATACCCACGGCTGCCATGGCGCACCTATCGTTGCAACACCTCTGGGGACAGGATTACCTTTGGTTTGATTTGCTGGTATTTGACCTATGATGGTGGGAGTCTTTTTCAACATCTCATCAAATTGTTGATCACCACCCATTCTATCTGCATCTGCAAACAGTATAGGCACTACAACAATTGCAGCTCCCATACGATATAATTCTTCTATGTCTTTTGCTAATTCATTTCTAGGCCACGGCCATTGACCACGTTCTCTTATGGAATCATTATCTATTTCTACAGTTATAATTTTATCTGTGATTGTTTCTTGTTGCGTTCTTTGGTGTTGGTCTAATGCTTTCATTCGCACCATATCTAAAAACCACGGATCTACAAAACGTATAACGCAAAACATTATAATAACTAGAATAGAGACAGCCCATTTTTTCACTTCAATTTCCTTGTGTTAATGATACTCCACAACCACCAGAAGTTTGGCAGTTCTGTGTAAGAGAATACGATTGGTTTGTGCTACCCTGTTGAACCAAATCTAAATTTGTATGATATGTTCCAGTTAAATCTACAGTAGCAGTATGTGTTCCACTGTCTTTTTGAACAATAGATTGTGAACCACCATCAGTCCTCACCGTCATATTTAGGGTTTTGTTACCATTTCCGTTTTGTTTAACAAACATATTATTATTTTCTCCACCGTATGTGTATAGTTGAACATAATGGTCTGCATTACCCGAACCTGTTTGTTGTCCTATCTTGATATTATTTCCACCAGAGTGTAAGTCAAGGTTAGTTGTGTGACCACCATACTCTGATGCATCTCCAGAACAGGTTGTATCAGAGCTACTAGTAAAGGTTGCGCCCTGACATACATGAACATTGTTGTCATTACTTTGTATGTGAAACCCAACTCTGTTTGAATCAGAACCAGTGGTATTATTTTGTTCAATCTTTATGTTGTTATTTGTACCATCTAAATCACCACCCCAATTTCTAC